GAAAACTTAGAAGCAAAAATAAAAGAATATTTGAAAAAATAAAAACTCCCCCCAGAACTCAATAGCGTCTTAGGACGCTATTTTTTTGGCTAATTACAATATGAACTATCTAGTTAAAGGCGCAGGAAGATGTGGATCTCAAGCAGTTATGCAATGGCTTGGACAAAATCAAAATTGTAAATTAAAATTTACACATGGTGCAGATACATTTGTTTTAAAAAATACAGAAAATTGGGCAGTGCATGATCATTATTGTTGGACTCCAACACACATAGGAAGTTGGGTGCTAGTTTATTGCACAAGGAAAAATAAATTTGAACAAGCATTGAGTAGGTGTATTGCAGAAAAAACAAACAAATGGAATGATTACAAAGATTTAAAAATAAACAAGCCTATTTTTATACCGTTTGAAAATTTACTAAAAAAATATAACAATATTTTATATTATGATAACGTAATTATGTCAACTACAAAACAATTTCCTTGGAGAGAAATTATAGAAATAGATCAAGAAGATATGACTCCACAATTGTTTGCAGAAAAATTCAAATACAATAATATAGGAAATTCGGGTATAAGAAATTTTGTTGAAAAATTTCCTTTAAAGAAAAGAGAAGTAGTAGAAAATTATGCTGAGTTAAGAAAATTATTTAGACGACACGTAAAACAGGATAAGTAATATTATGAGTAAAAGTTTAGACGGCGTTTTAACAAAAAAAGCCAATCAACAAGAAACATTCACAGAACAACAAGTACAGGACTTATTACAATGTATGGATCCTGATACAGGTTATTTGTATTTTGCAAAACATTTTGCACACATACAGCACCCTGTTAAGGGTAAACTAATATTTGATCCTTATGAGTATCAATTAGGATTAATGCATAGTTATCATAACTATCGTTTTAATATTAATATGATGCCTAGACAAACGGGCAAGACTACTTGTGCAAGTATCTATCTTGCTTGGTATGCCATGTTTAATCCAGATCAAACAATCCTTATTGCTGCACACAAGTACACAGGTGCGCAAGAGATTATGCAACGTATTAGATATGTATATGAATTGTGTCCTGATCATATTAGAGCAGGAGTTACAAGTTATAATAAGGGCAGTATTGAATTTGAAAACGGTTCACGTATAATAAGTCAAACAACAACAGGCACTACTGGACGTGGTTTGTCTATTTCATTATTATACTGCGACGAGTTTGCGTTCGTACAACCTAATATTGCTGAAGAATTTTGGACTTCAATTTCACCTACTCTAGCAACAGGTGGTCGTGCCATTATTACTAGCACACCTAACTCAGACGAAGATACATTTGCTACTATTTGGAAACAAGCAGAGCAAAAGTTTGATGAACACGGAAATGAACAAGAAGTAGGAATAAACGGGTTCCATGCATTTAAAGCTCATTGGAATGAACATCCTGATAGAGATGACGAATGGATGAAAAATGAAATTGGTCGTATTGGCGAAGAAATGTTTAGACGTGAATACGGATGTGAATTTTTAATCTTTGACGAAACACTTATTCACAGCATAAAACTTGCAGCAATGGAAGGTGTAAATCCTATATTAAATATGGGTCAAACACGTTTCTACAAAAAGCCAACAGGCGACAAAAGTTATATAGTTGGTTTAGATCCTAGTATGGGAACTGGTGGCGATTATGCAGCTATACAAGTTATAGAAATACCTTCATATGAGCAAGTTGCAGAATGGCAACATAATACTACTGCTATCCCTGGTCAAATCAGAGTATTAAGAGATATTTGCAGTTACATAAAAGAATGTTGTAATACAGATGGTGAAAACATTTACTGGAGTGTAGAAAACAACGGCATTGGCGAAGCAGCATTGCTTGTTATACAAGATTTTGGCGAAGAAAATATTCCAGGTTTGTTTATCAGTGAACCAATACGCAAAGGGCATGTGCGAAAGTTTAGAAAAGGGTTTAATACAACACATAGCAGTAAAGTTACTAGTTGTGCTAGACTAAAAACTATGATTGAAAATGATAAACTTTTTATTAGGAGTAAACCATTAGTAAGTGAATTAAAAGCATTTGTTGCCACAGGATCAAGTTATCAAGCAAAGCCTGGACATAACGATGATTTAGTAAGTAGTCTTATATTAACTTTAAGAATGATGACGGTTATGAAAGATTGGGATACTAATGTTTACAATACATTTAGCCAAATTGATCCAGAAGACGATTACGAAATGCCCATGCCTATATTCGTAAGTAGCAATTATTGATAAATAATATTAATATGAAGAATTTAGAAATTATAGCATCTGATTTATTTAATCAACTTAGAAGTCGTTTCACCGAGATAACTATCGGTGACGAAAACGGCGAAGTAATCAATGAACCTAAGCAGGCTCGTTATTTTGATTTTACATATAGCGAAAACGACGAAAACGTTGGCAAAGTAAGTGTTAGCCTTGATGAAGAAGATGGAATTGTTGTAATGTACAGCAAAGGCTTTGCAGAAGGTGCTGAAGAATCTATAAAAGATAATTGGTATAATTTTTTACGTGATATTAGACAATTTTCTAAGAAAAGGCTTTTAAATTTTGAAGTAAGAGATATTAATAAAAACAATTTACAACGTAGAGATTATGAATATCTTGCCAAAAATCGTAGCGGAGAAAAAACAATGGCAGAATCAAAAATGTACGGAACTAATAAAACTAGTTTCCAAAAAATTGGAAATGCAAAACTTTCAATTAAACATACAGGTACTTTAGACGAAGATGAAAACAGAACTAAAAAAATTGGTGCTATTTACATTGAAAATTCTGAAGGCGAAAAATTTAAATATCCTTACAAACATTTAGGTGGTGCTAGAGCAATGGCAATACACGTAAGTGAAGGTGGAAATCCTTTCGACGACTTTGGTAAACACATTACAGGTTTAAGTGAAGAACTTTCAAGTCTCCGCAAGTTCAAAACTTATATGAATCGTAGCAGTGTTATGGCAGAAAGTTTAGCAGGTCATATGGATATTGTAAACGAACGTGTAACTGAAATTAAAAAACGTATTTTAAATTTACAAAAAGAATCATTTTACAAAGACACATTTGAAAACTTTGTAGCAGAAGATAAAGTTGATGTTCCAGATGATATTGCAGAAAATTGGATCGATCAATTAACCGTAAAACAATTTAATGAAGAATTACAAGATGTATTTCCTTACATCTATAAGTTAATAGGCGAAAATACAAAAGCAAAAGAACTTACAGCAGATGATTTATTAGGTGAAACACAAAAATTAGACGAAGCACTTCCTCTAGTTTTAGCACTAGTAGGTTTAGCAGCAGCAGGCGGTTATGCTGCATACAAATCTCTTGGAGCAAAAAATACTCCATTAGGTAAAGCATTACAAAAGGCAGCTGAAGGCGGCGATAAAGAAGCACAACGTCATTTAGACAATCTAGGCGCTTATATAGATGGCAATGACACATCTACATTAAAAATGTTAAGATTCAAATACATGACAGAGCCAGCAGCAATGGAAAGTATTATAGATAAATTAATGGGTCAGTTTGCAGCTCAAATTAATGAAGATGAAGAAACCGACGAAGGCAATGCATACGCAAAAGCAGTACGCATGGCAAAGATGAACGGCAAGGAAAAAGGCGATGAAATTGACGGACCAGATGGCGACAAAATTACACTAGAAAAAGATAAAAAAATTCCATTAGGCGAATTTATCCTAAGTTATTTTGACAGAGAAAATGGTCAATTTCCAAAAGGCCCGACAGCCGTGCTTACTATGGTAGAAAAAGAATACGGAGAACGTTTTGTAAGGCCAGCACAAGAGTTCATAGAACGCATCGACGCAAAGGTCGCAGAAGTAATGGGATATAAGGATACAGATATGGAAGAAAGTAAAATAGGAAGAGCTATTGATACTGCAAGAGATTATTGGGGATCAGTAAGAGGAAAAAATCCAGATCATAGAAAACCAGGCTCAGGTGCAGCACACGGCTATATGTCATACATATATGATTTTGATGATGCAACAGCAGTAATAAATGCATTAGAAACAAATATGATGAAAGCTGCACGAGGTAGTGATAATGATAAAACATCATTTATGAGAGATTATATAACCAATACTTGGAACTTAGGCGAATACTTGAGAGCTGCAACAAATGATTTTACTGATCCACGTACACCTGCAAACTTAAAAGCTGAACTAGATAAAATGTTTAAGATTAGAGGCAGATACAAAGGTGCTACTGAAGGCGGTAAGACAATCGCAGATGCAACACCAGATGAAGCAGCTAAACCATTAGCACGTATCGAAATGTTAATTGATATGATGAAAGATGCTGGTGGTAAATCTGGTCACGTTGGTACAATGACAGATGATATAGATACAACTGGCATTGATCGTATTAAAAATCTAGCAGGTATGTAAAATGCGTTTTGCTGAAATACAAGAAAATCAGCAGTTGAACGAATTCTTTCCTGCTTTGATACCAGCATTGGCTATATTGGTTAAAGGTGGGTTAGCTGCTTGGACAGCATACGAAATATATCAAATATACAAAGAACTTAGAAGTGTGTATAAAGCCTATAAAGATGGTTGGATAGAAATAGATGAGCTTATGCAAAGATTTGGTGAAAAAGCAGTTAGAGCAGTAGCAGAATTTATTGCAATACTAGTAGGCATGAAAGTTGTTATATCTGGAAGCAAAATTGCTTTTAAAGGTGTTAAAAAAGCATTTCCAAATTTATCGTTTAGACAATTTAAAAAAGCGTGGAATGACTACAAGGCAACAGCGTAAGTATCTGAAAAATAAATAAAAAACTTGTTGACAAGATAAATAATATTGTGTAGTATTATAAACATGTGCTACACATTAAAGGCACATAGAACATAGGCAATATAAGGAGGCATAACTATGGCATCATTAGCAGAAATTAGAGCAAAGCTCAAAGAACAAGAAAATCGTACAAGCGGCAATATTAGCGGCGGTGGCGATAACGCAATTTACCCATTTTGGAATATGAAAGAAGGCGATCAAGCAACGCTACGCTTTTTGCCTGATGGCGACGATTCAAACACTTTCTTTTGGAAAGAACGTTTGATGATCAAACTTCCATTTGCTGGTGTAAAAGGCGAAACT